AATTATTTTGAAAATATAATAAGAAAACAGGTTATTGAGTGGCTTAAAAAAAAGAAAGATGAATTAAAAGTGCTAGCTAAAAAACAACTAGCACAACACGAAGAGAAATTTGCAAAGGTTAAACAAAAGTTAGTAAATATAGATTCAGCTGCTATGTCAGCTATATTAGGATTAAGTGCTAGATCTTTTTGGACGGGAGCAACATGGCAAAATAAACAAGGGACTACTTTTCAAATGTATAATATTGGTCGTTTTCCTAAACTAAAGAAAAACGGACTTGTAGATGGAAGTGAGGCTTTGATACGAGAAATAGCACAAAATTTTCAAAAACAACTTAACAGTGCACGTGGTCAAGCAATTCCTCAGCCATCTTATGGATTACCACCAATAACATTCACAGGCTATGGAACGTAAATATATTAATTGCCTACCAATTGTTAGGATATAAGCATAAACCTGCATATTTATATTAAACACTTATTTATGAAAGCAACAGATTTTGCAAAAGTTCTTAGAGAAATTATAAGAAAAGAAATGCGAGCAGTTATACGTGAAGAGTTAAAAGAAGCATTTGCTAACAACAGGACACGCAGCTCTCAAACACTTCCATCTAAAGCACCAACAAGTGCACGCGAAATGTTTTTATCAAAACCTACACCACAACCTAGACAACCATTAAACTCGATGACAGGGAATGCTAGTTTGGATAGTATATTGGCTGAAACAGCAAACGATTTACGCAGTGGAAGATCAACTCCAATTCAAGAAAATCAAAACGGTGGCTGGGACACTATGGGTGATTATCAAGCTGAGGATGCTCAGGGATTTGGAATGATGCAGGGTGGTGATGATTATAACGTAACAACTAACAGTAATGACCCCACTGCAGCCTTTATGAAAGATTACTCAGGTGTCTTAAACAGCTCTTATGAGCATAGTGGATTAAAATAATGAAACTCAAACTAATATTACGTGATGTTATTTTAGAAGGTAGTTTATCAGACTTTGACGGACCCAACACTCCAGCAGCATTAAAAAAAGAAAAAGCAATTGCAGGTAAAAATATTAAGCCATACGATGCTATTGAAAGCTTAGATCTAAATACATTAAACCGCAATATAACTATTAAAGAATATCGTTACGGCCCAATCAACCCAGCCGACGAAAAAGGATCTGCTCAGTTTTGGGAAGATAAGGCTAAAATGTGGGATACTACGGTAGAAGCTGCAAAACAAGCGCGTTGTGGTAATTGTGGAGCATTTAACCAAAAACCGGATGTAATAAAAAAGATTGAGAAGGCAATTGGGGAAGAGGGAACTGTAATAGCAAAGGAAGCAAGCTTAGGGTTTTGTGAGTTTTTTTGGTTTAAATGTGCAGGTGCTCGAACGTGTGATGCGTGGGTGAGTGGTGGACCTATAAAAAAATAACAATGGCAATACCAGTACAGAGACCAATAATAGACAACCAGTCTAATATAGCAATTGGATTAGATCTACCAACTAACTCTAATCAAGGAAGTTTGTTCAAGATGAATTATTTAACAATTGACCAAGCCCTTGCTAATGCAAAAAATTTAATTTACACAAATCACGGTGAGCGACCAATGCATCCGTATTTTGGTTGCAATTTACGTGCACAATTATTTGAAAATGCAACAGAAGATTTAATTGATAATATTGGAAATACAATCGAAGAAAATTTCAAAATATGGCTTCCGTACATATTTATTAACGAGTTGTTGGTAGAAGAGTCGGAGTTGTATTCAAATAGAGTAAACATACGACTTGTAATTAGTTTGCAAAATAATCAAATTGACACAAGATCAATCGTACTCGAAGTAAACGCAGTTGAGCAACAATAATATGTATACACCACCCTCAAAAGACATTAGATATATAGGTAGAGACTTTGATAGCATCAAACAAGGTTTAATTGATTTTGCAAAAACCTACTACCCAAACACCTACAATGACTTTAACGAAGCATCTCCTGGGATGATGTTTCTTGAACTAGTGTCATATGTTGGTGACACCTTAAATTATTATATTGACTCTCAATTAAAAGAGTCTCTAATATTGCAAGCAACAGAAAAGAAAAACGTATTAGCCATAGCAGCAGCAATGGGATACAAGCCAAAAGTAAGCGTAGCTGCATCAGTTGACCTAGATGTGTTCCAGTTAATGCCAGCATCGTCTAGCGGTAACACACAAGTCCCTGATACACGCTATGCACTTAGAATCAACCCGGGAATGAGAGTAAAAACAACAATTGACCCTCTTATTCCAACAATATTAGAAGATCCATCTGTGAATTTTTATGTTCAAGACATTGTTGATTTTTCAATAGACACCACTGACGATCCAGTTATATATACTCCGTATACAATAGATTCTGTCACTGGTACAGAGTATTTTTTAGCCAAAAAAAAGGCAAGAGCTATTTCTGCTGCGCCTTTTACAACCACTGAAGTTGTTGGACCTGCTACTAAGTTCTTTAAATTTAAAATACCATTTGATACGAGCAATAGTGAAAACACTCCTGATTTTATAGGAATCGAGAGTATTATAGATTCTGATGGAAACACATGGACCGAAGTACCCTATCTTGCACAAGATACTATATTTGAACAAATAACAAACACAAGCTTTAATGATCCAGACGCTTCTGTTTATAGCGATGAGATTCCTTATCTATTAAAGTTAAAAAAAATACCACGACGGTTTGTTACAAGGCTATTGGACGATGGAATTGAAGTACAATTTGGAGCAGGCATAAGCACCTCACAAGACAATGAACTGCTACCAACTCCAGACAATATTGGAGTAAATCTTCCAACAGGAAAGCCGGATATTGATGTCGCAATAGATCCAAACGCTCCAGGAATAACTAAAGCCTATGGAATTGCGCCATCAAACACAACACTAACTATAACTTATTTGAGAGGTGGAGGTCTTCGATCAAATGTTGGTAGTGGAACACTTACAACAATAAATGGAGTAGATACAAATACACTAAATTTTCCATTAAACACACCAGTACTGAACACAACCATACTAAACTCAATTGCCGTTAATAATCAATATGCAGCAGGAGGTGGTCGATCTCAAGAAACGCTAGAAGAAGTTCGTCAAAATGCACTTAAACAACTAACATCACAAAATCGCGCAGTAACACGAGATGATTACATAATTCGTACTCTATCGTTACCACCACGCTTTGGTAGTGTTTCTAAGGTGTTTATAACACCAGATGAACAAAATAACTTGCTTACTAGTGAGACACAAGACACAGTAGCTAACCCGTTAGCTATGAATTTATATGTGTTAGGATATAACAGTCGAAAAGAATTAACACAATGCAACCTTGCCGTTAAAGAAAATTTAAAAACATACATATCTCATTACAGAATGCTAACAGATAGCATTAACATACGAAACGCTTTTATTGTTAATATTCAAGTAAATTTTGATATAATACCGCTGAGAGACAAAAACGCTAATGAAGTATTACTGAAATGCATTGATGCTGTTAAAGATTTTTTTAATATAGACAGGTGGCAAATAAATCAACCAATCATATTGTCAGATATATATAATGTGTTGTTAGCACAAGTGGGAGTGCAAACTGTAACAAGAGTTAACATCCTCAACCTAAGCGACGAAGTTTTAGGTTATAGCAACATTTATTACGGAATAAACGAAGCAACACGAAACGGAATTATTTACCCAAGCTTGGATCCAATGATTTTTGAAGTAAAATATAAAGACAACGACATCAAAGGACGAATAGCAACTTACTAATATGGCTGTATACAGATATTATCCGACAAAAGACGCAACTCTATACCAATCTAGTCCAACTACAAACACCGGACTAGATCCAATACTAGAGATGATAAACACTCCAGCAATAGGAGCATCAGGAGCCGCTGCAACTTCTAGCTACGTATCTCGAATGTTGCTTGATTTTAATTTTGATAACATTTCCAGTTCGTGGGACAACACAACAGCACTTACTGATGCATCAAATCGCTTTATTTTAAAGCTCTACGCTACCGAACCACAGGAGATACCTCTTGATTATGCAATAGAAGCAAGACCACTAGCTCTTTCCTGGAATATGGGAATAGGTCGAGCCGGCAATACTCCCCCAACCACAGAAGGTGTTAGTTGGCAATATAGACAAGGCGCAAACTATCCCGCAACTCCATGGCCAACTGCATCCTTTGCAGTAGGCACAACTGGATCTTGGGTAACAGCTCCGGGGGGTGGAACTTGGTACACAGGTAGCGCCGCTTCACAATCCTTTAGCTACACAACCACTGATCTCGAAATAGACATAACCTCTATTATTACACCAATTGTAAATAAGACAAGAGCTTTTTATGGATTGATAGTTAAGCGAACAGATAGCGACGAAGCTTACCTAGGTGCTGAGTCGTCTTTAAAATATTATAGCAAAGATACAAACACAATATTTAGTCCAGTTTTAGAAATTAGATCAAACGATTACTCTACAGCAGGAAACGTATCTCAAATAAGTAATTCAGATGAATACAATATACTGCTACCAAACTTACAATCAACATATAAGGAAGAGTCAAGACCTAGACTTAGAGTATCTCCTAGAGAGCAGTACCCAACACTAACATACTCAACTTCTTCTGCTTATTTAACTAAATATATAATGCCAACAGGATCTGGCGTAGCACAGTACGCCATATACTTAGCAAAGTCAGATGACGTTATTATAAATTTTAGTAATTTTACTAGAATAAGCCACGACGCTAATGGAAACTATTTTGATTTAGATTTAAAAGGATTTCAGCCAGAGCAATACTATAGAATTCTTATTAGAGTCGCAAGCGCAAACTACAATGGTAATGTTGTTT